CGGAGAAGCACCCGTAAACACACTAGGAGGATCAGCTGTACCAGTTACTGTTGTTCAAGCGGAGTCTACATTAGACGAGACTAGCAGAGCCATACAATCAGAGGGTTGGCATTTTAACACCGAGCACGAATACACACTGACCCCTGACGCATCAACATCTAAGATAACACTACCTAACAACACGATAAAGGTAGACTTAGACCCAGAACTTTATACAGACAACGACCCGGTACAGCGTGGATTAACCTTATACGACAGGAAGAATCACACGGATGTCTGGTCTAAGGAGGTTAAAGCCTCCATTACTTTTGAGTTGGACTTTACAGAACTACCTGAACAGTTCCGACATTACATCACCGTTAAAGCAGCCCGTATCTTCGCTAATCGTTTTCTTGGTAGTCGTGAGATAGAAGGGTTTGCACTACGGGACGAAATAGAAGCGAAAGCTAGAGCAATAGACAGCGACTCCGAGAACGCAGACAGGACTATATTTGACCACTACAGCGTGTTACGAGTGCTAGATAGATAATGCCGTTATTAGTTAACAGCGTACCTAACCTAGCTCAGGGCGTATCACAACAACCAGACAATCTTAGGTATCCCGGTCAGTGTGACGAGCAGATAAATGCTTGGGCTACTGTTGTTGAAGGTTTAGTAAAACGTCCTAATAGTCGTCACGTTGGTAAGTTGTTTGCTAGTAAAGTAAGTAACGACGCTTTTGTACAACTGATAGACAGAGACGAAGATAAGCAGTTTGCAGCAGTAATAGACAACAACGATTGCAGCGTGTTTGATCTAGCTGATGGATCGGAAAAGACGGTTACGATTACAGCAGATGCTCAGACTTATCTTAATGGTATAACCACACCACGTACTAACGTTAAAGCGTTAACGGTTGCTGACTACACTTTTATAGCTAACAAAGAACAAACGGTAGCTTTAGGTAGTACACTTAGTCCATTATTATCTCAAGGAGCAGGACCAGACGGTGTACTAGGTACATCAGATGATGTATCAAATCAGTACGAAGCTTTAGTGTTTGTTAAGTTGGGAGACTACAGCAAAGAATACAGTGTAGAGATAGACGGTCAGAAGTTTATCTATCAGAGCGGAGACGGACAGAATGCACGCAGTGATTCAACGGGTAATGCGGAGGCTTCAGGCAGAGCTGCGGATACTGAATACATAGCTGGACAAATAGCACAGACTTTAGGAACAGGTGGTCAAGTGACTTCTGTAACAATAACAAACGGTGGAAGCGGATACACCACACCACCTGAAGTTACATTTAGTAATCCTGCTACAGGTACGGATGAGGCTAAAGGATATGCTTTGTTATCCAACGGTGTAGTTACTGAGATTGTTGTTACTCACGGAGGTAGAGGTTATACATCAGCACCTAGTGTTACTTTCGGCACAGGATCAGCAGCAGCTACAGCTACAATAGCAGCTACAGGTGTGTCTCAAACGGTGGAAGTACAGAATGCTTGTATAAGAATCACAGGTACATCTGATTTTCTGATTGGAGCTAAGGACGGATTGGCTGACCAAGGACTAGGTTTAGTATATAAAGAAGTAGCTAGTATTACTGACTTACCTGCTAAAGCGTTTCATAACTTCCGAGTAAAAGTAAAAGGCGACACAGAGCTTGTACAGGACGACTACTATGTGAAGTTTCGGGTACACGACGGGGAGGCGTTTGGTGAAGGCACATGGATAGAAGATGTAGGATACGGTGTAAAGGTAGACTTTAATGCTACTACTATGCCATTACAACTTAAGCCTGATGATACTACCTTTAACACTTGGACACTAGACACTACTTCTTGGAGTAACAGACTGGTAGGAGACGACGAAACGAATCCAGCTCCTACATTTGTTGGTAGTAAGATAAACGACATCTTCTTCTTTAAGAACAGACTAGGACTACTAACAGATGATACCGTCGTGTTTAGTGAGTCTGATGAATACTTTAACTTTTGGAGGACTACGGTCTTATCGTTGTTAGATAGTGCACCTATAGACGTAGGAATAGCACACACAAAAGTAGCGTTGTTAAAACACGCAGTACCATTCCAAGAGAAGTTGTTAATCTTTTCAGAAGGTACGCAGTTCGTTCTTCGTGGTCAGGAATTGTTAACACCTAAGACGGTAAGCATTACACCAGCTACTGAATACGACGCAGATGGCAACATCAGACCTATCGTTCTTAACAACTATGTATACTTCCCATTCAATCGTAACAGCTATGCTGGATTGACTGAGTACTACGTAGATAACGATACTAACATATTTGATGCAGCTGAGATAACAGCACAAGTACCAACGTACATAAAGTCTAACATTGTTGCTATGGCAGGTACTTCTGTTGAGAATGTCATTGCTGTTGTTAACGACCAGAACCGTAAAGAGGTATTTGTTTATAAGTTCTTTTGGCAGAATAAAGAGAAGATACAGAGTGCTTGGCAGAAGTTTACTTTTAGTCGCGATGTCGTAGCGTTAGGATTTATAGAGTCTAATCTTTACTTAGTTACTAACGACACTACTTCTACCTACTTAGATGTGTTACCTATGGAGAACGATCTACAAGACGATAACGGATATACGTTGTTGTTGGACAATCGGATAGATGGTAGTACATTAACGACTAGCTTTAGTGGTGGTACTACTACAATCAGCGGCTTTCCATACGATCCAGTAGATGTTGAGATATACAGCAAGACAGGGCACAAGTACGCTTTTACTAGGACTTCTGCAACAGCGGGTACGGTTAGTGGTGATCTATCTTCTACTGACTTCTTCGCTGGTGTCCCGTACGATATGTTGTACAAGTTCTCCGATCAGACATTGAAACAACCAACGGAACGAGGAGGACGTAGTGCATCTGATTACACCTTCCAAACAATCCGTAGTGGTAGTCTTAATTATGCAGACACAGGACACTTCATCGTAGAAGTAACACCTAAGTTTAGAGATACCTACACATACGCATTTAATCCTGATATACTAGGGTCTAACTTAACACTTAACAGTTTCACACCACAAGACGGACACTTCAGGTTTGCAGTACAAGGACGACCCGATGAAACAACAATCGAAGTAAAGAGCAGTTCTGCCTTGCCAGTTAAGCTGTTAGCTGCAGAGTTTGAATCCATGATGATACCGAGGAGTAGGAGATATGGGTCTTAGAGTGGAAGAAGCACAACCTGATATGGATGCCTTTGAGTTGTACGACGACATGAGGGAAGAGGACATGATGGAGTGTATCGGTCTTATGCATCACCCAAAGGACGCAGTTAACATATCATTTCAAAACAGTACTAAGTGTTATTCACTAAGAGGTAACGACGGTTTGTATTGTAGCTTTGGAGTAGTTCCTAACGATAACGTAGGAGTTGTATGGCTATTAGGCACACGTCGGTTAGAAGGTGCTAAGAAGTATTTTGTAAAGAACTCACAGAAGTGGATGGAAGAGATGATGATAGGTTTTGACTATTTAACAAACGTAGTGATGAAGACTAATACGTTGAGTATGAGGTGGTTGAAGTGGTTAGGTGCAGAGTTTAGCGATTGCCAGTACGACGGGTATATGTCATTTATATTAGAGAGGAAGTAAACGATATGTGTTATCCATTAGCATTTGCAGCGTTAGCAGTCGCATCAGGGACAGCTCAGTATATTGGGCAACGACGCATGGCTAGACAACAAGCAGCATATCAAGCACAAGCAGCAGCAGCTGAACGTCAGCGTTTCCTACAAGAACAAACCTCTCTTCGTATGCGTCAAGCACAAGAGCAAGAAGCAGTGGGTCGTGAGTTAGAACAAGTTAGTCGTAAGTCACAGGAAGCATTAGCTAGAGCTAGAGTGTCTGCTGGAGAAGCAGGTGTTGCAGGAGCTAGTGTACAAGCATTGATGGATGACTACACACGACAAGAAGCAGGGTATCGTGCAGCACTTTTAAGACAACAGGAGTTAGGTGGAGTAGCAACAGGACTTGGTCTTGAACAAGCAGGGTTTGCAACACAACAACGTCAGATCGGAATTAGACAACCAATTAATAGACCTAGCTTCTTAACATCTGCGTTGCAAACTGCTACAAGTGCGTTAAGTGCGTATGGTGCTGGGTTACAGATGCAACAGATGGCAGGTAATCTACCAAGTGCTGGAGTAGCGTCCGTTCCTGATGTAGCTTCTACACAACCAACTTTACCTGCACCACAACCACAAACGTTACAAAGCTTCTTTAGCAACCCTTAATAAAACATGGCAGAACGAGTACAAGTACAAGGATTAGGCGGGGCAGTACCCGGTATATCACCTACCATTCAACGGGGAGGACAGTACGCTGTACAGGTTCAACGAGCAGGACGTAACAAGTTGATGGACCTAGCTGATGCGTTGGGACAAGTTAATCCGATGTTACAGCAGTACGGTCAGTTACAACAAGTACAAGAGAAGATAGGTGTTGAAAGAGCTGAGGCACTAGAAGAACAACAGGTTCAAGCCGAACTTAAAAAACTGAGCGGTAAAGATATAGATGGCTTTCATCCGTTAGCTGTTTATAACAGGGAGCGTGGGTATCGTGATGCGTTGTTAAAGAGGCACATTAATAATACGATGGTTCCAGAGTTAAACCTCAAAGCTGCTGACCTTCTAAATATAGAAAAGTACGGAACGCAGGAAGAAGTACTTGCAGGTATAGACGATACTTTGAACACAGCTTGGCAAGGATTGGTTGCTGACGTTGGGGATAATGTGGCTAATACTACAGCAGCCAAAGCTCTATGGAACGCAGTTACTCCGCAATTTAAAAACAAAATAGTAATACAACACCAAGAGGCAAAAGATAAGTTTCTTGTAAAAGAAAAAGTTAACGAAGGGCAGTTAGAACTAGATGCTTTATACAGCACAGGTGATGAGGTTGTTTCAAGCGAGATTGAAGCTTTTGTAAACAAATACGACGAAGAACTTCTTAAAACAAATCCTCGATTAACAGCACCAGAAAGAAGTGCATTGTTGGTTGATATGATGAAAACACGTTTGCAGACTTTACAAGCAAAGCGTCAGTTTCAAAAAGCAAGTAGACTAGAAGCAATATTAGATGGCGTGAGTGTGGGGAAAGATCGTCAACCTATTTTTAGATCAGGTGTCGCTAGAGATGCGTTGAATCCAGTGCGTAAAGAAATAAGAAATAAAATAGCGTCACTTGCTACTGAGAATAAAACACAAAGCGTACAAGAGTTTAAGGGTTTGTTATTTCAAGCTTATGGTAGATTACCAGCACGGATGACTAAAGATAAATTCTTTAAGAGAGATGCCGCTGGTAATTTTACTAATAACACCTTAACATCCATACGTGTCCTTTCCGATAATATGCGTTATATGGACCCGACGTTAACGGATGAGAAAATTTTAGAGATACTAGAGACAAGAGTATTCGATCAAGAAGTGTCACCATCAGATGCTTTTACCCGTATAATAAGAGAGTTGTCGTACAACGATCCTGACCGTGCTCCAGAGATATTTAATAAGTCGGTCATAGGAGTTAAGACGGCACTAGCTGAGGCTAAAACTTTTGTAGGTGTACAGCCTAATTTAAGTTCACCTGTAGCTAGGGAAAAAATTGTACAGCAATATATAGAAGATTATGAAAGAGGTTCAGCTGATGGGGAAGAAGAATATACCTTTGATGATTATTTAAGAACTAATGATATAGATTCTGATGCATGGGCAGAAGGCAGGGAAGCTAGTGACCGTTTAAATGCTGCTATACCTGTTACAAAGTTGGAAGAATTTAAAAAGCTAGAAACAAATTTAAAGACAAACTTAAAAGCTGCTGTACTTTCGATTGACGAGGATATACTTGACGACGATACGCTTCCTCCTGAGTTTTTGGAAACATACCAACAAACATCGTTTCCTCTTTTAAAGAAACAAATCAGAGAGAGCGGTGCCGAGATCATGCTTGACGATAGCATCCCAAGTGATAAAAAGTTTGAGAAAATAAGAGCGATGATAAAAGAGACTGTTCAAAATGACGCAGCTATATTTAAGGAGATCGCTAACATTTCAAGGGAAAGAGTTGAAGATGTTAAAAAACCGCCGAGTGAGGTTACATTGGAAGAGTTCGAAAAAGCTGTGGAGGCAGAACGTGAGAAGGAACCCGGAGGACTAAAGAAGTTTTTTGGTATTTCCGGGGAAGGCTCGAAATATAGATCGACAATAATAAAGAACCCGTCTATTGATTTTGTAGAAAAAGATAGGGAGGAAATGGTTAAAGATTACGACTCTTTAAAAGACGAACCTGAGAAACGTTTGCAGATAAAAAACTTATTAGGATCAAGCCTATACGATCACGGGTTTACTTCTTACAGAAAAGAGAACGGAAAATTACTACAGGTAGCTGGTTTAGATTATGGTGATGTTATTATCTTTAGAGACCAAGACGAAATGGACGATGTAGTTATAGGCAGATGGAATCGTGTTATGTTTAAATTAGAGAGAAGAATGCCTTTGGATGAAGACGATCAAGAAGTGTTTGAGGAGATGAAGTTATTCAAAGTAGTTACTCCAGAAGCACGTGAGGCTATGATCGAGCGTCAGTCTGAACTTATGCTTGAAAGAGATTCAAGGAGCAGGTAATGGCGGATGAATTAACTTTTGAGGAGGAGCTAGAAGCTTACAATCAAAGCACTCGTGATCGGTTGCGGCAGACTCAAGAAACTTTAGAAGCACAGCGAGAAGCACCAGCTCCTACTACATTTGTACCTACTGCTGATATTGAAGAGGCGAGAGTTGCTTTTCAACAAGCGGAAGAAACATTAGCGGAAGGAATAAAGACCCGTGCTAAATGGATGTTGGACCACAAAGAGGCTTTGGCTTTAAGAACAGGCACTGAGGTAGTAGGTGGTATGGGTTTACAATATGCTGTCGCTAAGTATTATCCTACCGTAAAGACATATCTGCAAGGAACACGAGCTGCTTCTATGTTAGGATTTGCAGGACCACAAGCAGCTGAACCTTATTCCACTGTAACAGGCGTACTAGGTTTTCTTGGATCAGAAGCTTTACTTAGAGCAGGTCCTTGGGTGCTTTCTAATTTAGGTGGTCAGTATGTAGGGAAGGAAATAGGACTAGACGAGACGGACGAGTATTCAGCGTGGGAAGCCGTAGGTGCAGGGTTGTTCTCTTTGAGTAGGGTTGAGAAACTTGTTGACGGTACATTAAAGTTAGGTGTCCCTACAGCAGCGTGGGCTAATAAGAAGATGATTGTTTCTAACATAGGTAAGACTACCGTTAGCGGTGCTGTCTTAGGAGCAACAGAGCAAGCGTTTGTTGATGCAATGGAAAGTATGTTCAATGGTAGAGACAAGGATATATATGAATATATTTTCGCCGCTGGAATGGGTGGCACTTTTAAATCAGGAATGCAAGGCATACACGGACTAGCTGCATCAAGGTGGGGTAGAAGTAAAGTATCAGAAGCAGCCGTTCTTGCAGAAAAGAACATACAAGAAAAACTAGCTGATATTAAACGACAACGTGAAGAGTTAAAGAAACCTAGTGAGAAAGGAATAAGTTCAGGCGTTGGTTGGGGTACTTGGTCTCAATTTAAAAAACTAGATGATGAGTTAGCTAAGCAAGAATCGGACTTAGAACTGCAAATACAACTTATAAAAGATACGCAAAAAGGTCTTAAAGCACACGATGATGCAGAAACACTTTTAGAGAAAGAAGGCTTGCCGGAAAAACCCATAGAAGAAGACATCGCTCAAGCTGAACAAAAAACAAAAGAAGCTTTTGATGCTATCGCTGAGACTGAGAAAGTAGAGCCTGAATTAGAATCACCTGTGGCAGAAGGTAGTGCTCAACCTGTTAAAACTGAGGCAATTGAAGTAGAACCAGAAGCACCCAAAGTTGTAGAGGAAGCACCTGCTAGGACTAGATACGTAGACGACACTAGAGAGTCACAGTTAGATACATTACGTAAACGTTTTAATCAAATTAAACCTAGTGATGAAGGGGCTACTGTTGAAGTTGAAAAAGTTTCTAATTTATCCACCACGCTTATAGATGAAACTAATCTAAAACTACAAGCATTAGAGGAAAAGTTACATAAAGCTTTTAATGATGGTTCTGAGTTTGATGCAAATACTGTACAGCAAGCTTTAAATGAGGTTAAGTTTTTACAGGAAATATATAAGACAACCGACCAACATGACGCTTATCTAGGCAGAGGCTTACGTGCTCGTGATCGAAACATATCCGAAAAGGACCACTCAATTAAACAGTTTAGTGATGCAGCTGACGAAAGACGTGCTGTGTTATTAAATTTAGAAAATGCTTTAAATTCTAAACTACAAGGTGCACAACATAACGAGTTAGTTATTAAACTGCATGAGGATTATTTAGGATTAAAAGATAAACAAAAAGCTGTAGGCGAAGAATTACGTAAGAAAAGAAAAGAACGATTTAAAAAACTCACAGAAGAAGAGCAACAGGACTTACTAGAGCCTAAAGAAATAGATCAAGCTAAAGCACAAGCTGACCGTATAGCTCGCTTAGAAAAGCAATTACAAGAGGAGCAGGAAATATTTGCAGGAGAAAAGGAAAGACCTACTCCTAAAGAACCCGTAGAGCCGTCGTTAAAAGAAAAAGACTTACAGGCTCGATTAAAGTTTTACAGGACAGATTCAAGAGAGTCTAAAGAAATTGCAGGACTTGAGGAAAAGTTAGATAGATTGTTTAAGTTACTAGATGAGGGTGATGTTGAAAAGATTAGACAAGAAGTAGGACCTGCACCTGATTGGGCTAAACCTGAAAAAGTTAACGGATATTTACAGACATTAAGAAGTGTTGTTAAGAAAACTGAAACTGATCTAAAACAGAAAGTAACTGAAGCTGATCTAAGTTTACAAGACCCAGACCAAATAGTAAGCACAGTTCAAAAAGAGTTGGTTAAATTAAACTTAAAACTTAACGAACTAAGAAAACGTTTTGGCGATTTAGATGCTATAAAGAAAATACCAAAAGAGCAGACTGAATTAGACCCTGAGATTGTTGAAGTTAAAAGACAGATTGAGTTTTATAAAAAAGCCGAACAAGATGCCTTACGATTACAGGCTAAGTACAAAGAAAGAGCACGGTTATTAGATAAAGAAACAGCACCTTTAGGTGAGCAACGCGAATTTATAACACCTAAGCCTGAGGGTCCTGTTCGTGTTAAAAGTAAAGAAGAGGCTGCTTTGGATGAAGACATAAGATTCTTACGTAAAAACATAAAAGATAGGGTTAATGAGATAGATCAAGCTGCTAAAGATATAGACCCAGTAGAACAAGCACGACGATTACAACGACAGTACGAAGCGGAAGAAGTTAGGTTAAATAAAGAACTAGATGATTATCGTGCTAAATGGTTGGCTGTAAACGAAATGGAGGCTCAAGCTACTGGTAAGAAAAAGAAGATAGAAGACGACCCGACATTTAAAGCTAAGAAAGATCAAATAAAATTCTACAAGAAAGCTATAAATGAAGTTCCTAAACTTTTAAAAATAGAACAAGAAATAGCTAGACTATCTGATGTAAAAGGCAGGGCAATTGTAGGTGAGATAAGAGCAGAGGTAGAAGCTAAACCTAAAGGACCTGAAGTAGAAACAGCATTAAATATAAAACAAAAAGAAAGAGCAGCGATTAAAGCTGACTTGCGTAAAACTATTAAGGAACTTGAGAAAGCTAACAAAGAGATAATAAGACAAAAAGCTGACCACGATATAATAAATTATTTAATAAAACGTGACGAAATACTGCGTAACAAATCAAACTTAAGCCGTTTAAAAAGATTTGCAGATTGGCATCTAAGGGTAAGAAAACAGGCTATGTTATTTCAACTGGGGTCTGTTTTATCTGGTGTACCTAGTGCAGGTCTACAGTGGATACAGGCAACTACATTCGCTCCTCTTACACGTTTCTTTTATGAAAGTATTAGTAATAAAAGTATATCAGTGGGATTGCAATTAGCTAAGTATGATTTTATGGCTTCCGCAAAAGCGTGGTCTGATTTTAATCAAATAAAAAGAGCAGTATCTAAAACTTATAAAGACGGACGCAGTGCTACTGACACTAAAGCTAATCGTATGAGTTCTAGTAATTACGATAGAACCTTAAAACATTTACAACAATCGAGTAAGGTCAAGATAAGAAAACAACAGTTGGCTCAAAAGTCCTTGAAGGATATGTTTAAAAAAGTAATGGATGGCGATCTTGTAGCACTTGGTCATATAGTTGAAAGAGGGCTTAGTCATTCGTATAGGGGCATGGGTTCCGTTGATGAGTTTTTCAGAAACCCTTATAAGTTGCAGAAACTGTGGTCGGAGTCTTTAAAAGAAGCTTACTTTGAGGTAAGAGAGCGTGGAATAAAAGATAATAAACTAGAGCAAAAAGCTGTAGAAGCACGTGCAAAGGAAATTTTTGAAAGCAAGACAAAAGTTGTTGACGGTGTTCGTATGTTAACAGAGGAAGCTAATTTAAGAGAAGAACAAATACTAACAGACGACGCTTTCTTTTACGCAGCGGATACAAATAAAATAGAAGAAATACATACAAGCTTTGTAAATCAAGCTATTGAAAGTATTGAGAAATTAGCAGGTAAAAACGCAATCGTTGAATACATCTTTAAAAATAGAGCACCGTTTGTTCCTATGGCTCTTAGAGGTCTGTGGAGGGGTAGCAAGGTTCTGACTTATACTGGTACATTAGGTTTAGCTGGAGGAGCTAGAGCAACTGTATTAAACCCTTACCGTTCGAAAATAAAGAAGTACGAGGAGAACATAGCTAGAGATAAAGCACTGTTGACCGATAAAGCTGATATTTTAGACGACAACCGAAAAGCACAGTTACATAAAAATATAGAAGAAAACAATAAAAGAATACAAGACGCTAAGGTGAGGCAGCATATATATGCACAAGAACAAATTGCTACTTCCATGACAGGGATTGCAGTGCTTGCTACTAGCGTTGTCACAGCTTGGAATGGAATGATGACTGGCTCTATGATATGGCTTGATAAGGAGCAGAGAGAGCGTTTGGGGTGGCTTAAAGGAAAAGAACCTTACGATCTAGCTGGGTTTGACTATAAATATTGGGAACCAATAAAACACGCAATGGCTATTATTGCTGATCTTACTACATGGCAAAAAATAAAAGCATTAGAAGAAAGAACAGGTGAAAAATATTTAAGAGAGGATCAAGACTTCTTTAATGTTTTTTGGAAGTCACTTGCTCAAGTTCAAAAAGACTCACCATTAAATTTAGGAGTATCAGATACTTTCGACTATCTTGTTCAAAACCCTGAGGAAAGACCGAGAATTGGAGCACGTGCTCTCGCTGAACAACTACCAATACCAGCAGCTGCTAAAAAATCTTGGAGGAGGTTGAGTACAGGCGGTAAGATTGTTGACTTAAAGGGCGGGGATTTTCAAGATAAGTTCTTGTATTATTTGATTGGTGAAGGTGGTGTTAATTTTGAAAGAGACTCTTTTGGTTTAGAAAAAGTTTCTACAAGTAATTGGGCTACCGATCTTGTTAGGATTTGGAAAAAAGATAATAAGACCAACGAAGATATACCAATAAAAGTTCAAGACGTTTTCCTTACAGACAATAGGAAGTACAAACAGTTAGAGTCCGAACTGCCTAAAAGTTTTTTTGATAACAACATTATAATGTCTGATTATACAGATGATAGTGGAAGGCATTTTCAGAATGAATTTGGTAAACGATTGGACAAAACATTTAAAATTAATAATCGTACTTTATTGGAACAGTTTACCTACAGAGTATACGAAGACACCAACTGGGCGGCTAAGTATGAAAAGGAAGAATACGATGAAAGAGACGAAACTAAATTACCTAAAAACTCAGGTTTACGTGTGTTAGCTGAGGATCAAAGAAAGTATTATAGGAGGCTAGAAAAAGAGTTGCTTAGGGATGAAGACACGCTACGTCGTTTTAAAAACGCTGAGGGAGAATCAATATATGATACAGTACAAAGATTTAAACAATTAGATAAAGTTAAAGTTAAAAGAACCAAAGAACCTATACCACTATCAGAGGCACTAGGCTTTTAAGTGCTTGAACTCCTCGCTCAATAAGTAATAATATAATATCATGGCTAACACCTACGTAGACTACACAGCAACTGCTGGACAGACAGACTTTAATTTTTCCTTTCCGTATCTGCAAGACGACCACGTTGTAGTCGAAGTAGAAGGAGTAAACCAAACACTTACCACGAACTACACAATAGAGACATCACCTGTTCAAAAGATTGTTCTTAGTAATCCCACAACAGCATTAGCAGGTGGTGAGTTAGTGCGTATTAAACGTGTATCTGATCCTAGTACCGACCTAGTAGATTTTGTAAACGGGTCTATATTAACAGAGACTGAATTAGATAGAGCATACAGACACAACCGTTACCTATCTGAAGAAGCTTACGACGGGGTTAACGCTGGTTTAAGAGAACTGGAAGGAAGCACAAACTACAACGCTGGTAACAAGCAGCTCAAGAACTTAGCTGATGGTACGCTTGCTACAGATGCTGTTAATAAAGGATACGTAGATACACAGATAGCACTGACAGACACAAACTTAGCTGGCTTCTTTAAATCCACACACACGGGTAACGGCACTGATAACGTCTTTACTCTTTCTTTTACTCCACAAACTACTGAAGCAGAGGCTTACATCGTATCTATAGATGGTCTTGTACAAGTGCCTGACACTGACTATACGATAGGTGCTACTGCTATTACATTTAATACAATACCTGCTAACTCTGCTGAGATATGTGTTGTTGCTACAGCTGCCTCAAGCGTTGCTCCTGTCAACGAAGTACAAGTAACAGCTACAGGTTCAACTACGGCTAGAAGTCTTGCTAATCGATTTGCTGATGTTGTTAATGTGTTGGACTACGGAGTAGTAGGTGACGGCACAACAGATGATACTACTAATTTCATAGCTTGTTTAAATGCTTTGAATGACGGTGATACTTTAAACCTAAACGGTAAGACAATAAATCTTTATTCAACTGTTACAGGGGTCGATCCAGCTAACGATCCAGTTGGTGATTATGTAGATGCAATAGCTTTGTCAGGTGTAGCTAGATTATACAATAAAAACGATATAACTATATCAAACGGTAAAATAATTGTAGGAACTCCTAGCGTTAATCCAGCAGGGAATCACTATCGTTTTCCTTCTACTTTTACAGTCGATGGTTGTAAGAACATTGTATTTAAAGATGTTACATTCCACGGAAAAGGACAATGGTGGGGATACACTATACAACCTGCTGGTATCACTTTAACTAAAGAAGAGCGTAGAGCTTTTGCTGCTCAAAACGGTGGACATCCTTTACTTGTAGTTAGGTCAAGAAATGTACAGTGTTACAGTTGTGAGTTTAGATACTGCGGTTCTGTCGCTGCTTTTTATTCGATGTCTTCACATCAAGTAGGTTTAGTTAATTGTTTCACAAACCCAGCTTCGTTAGGATTTGCGGGTTATGCTTTTGATAGTTGGGCTGGTAATTCCTCATTCTCAGGATTCCCTGAACACAACGCTACTTTAACTGATTGTTCTTCAGCTTTTGAAAGCGACCAATTAACAAACTTAAAAAGAACAGTAAATGCAGGAAGTTTTGTAGTAGGAGTATCTTATGAAATACTTACAGTAGGCACTACTGATTTTACTTTAATTGGAGCTGCGGATAATAACATAGGCACAGAATTTACTGCAACCGGAGCTGGGTCAGGAACAGGAACGGCAGAAACATTTACCACTTACTCATCAAAGGGCTGTGTATCTACTGAGGATAGGGATGTTCATGTTGAAGTTAACGGTGGTTACTTTGCGGATGCTTGGGCTAACGGTACGGATCGTGATATAGGGTACGCATTCTCTGCTGCGGGTGGTAGTACACTTGTGGCTAATAATGCTCTTGTAGACAAATGTGCGACGGTAGGATACACGCAAGTATTAACAGGTATTACGACGACTATGCTTGTTAGCAACATTAGAGGAGCAGGTTTAGGTAAAACTGTACATACTTGTAAAGAGGAGACTCAAGCTGGTACTACTGTTTTAAAATATAGTAACTCTACTTTTAATGTGGTGGGTGGAAGAGTTTGGACTACTGGAACAGTGGATGCAGGAAATATTCAAATAGGAGTATCTTATACGATTGCATCGGCTGGTACTACTGATTTCACTTTAATTGGGGCTGCGGATAATAACCCAGGTACAGTGTTTACTGCTACGGGAGTAGGTTCAGGAACAGGAACAGTCGCACGTACCTCAAGAGCACACACAACATACTTAGCACTCCCCAATACCCAAGGTATAATTAAAGGTACATTCTCAGCGTGTGATTTCACAGGTAGTAGGTATTGTTTTGTTAATGATGGGATTATTTACGGCAAGTTACAGTTCGATGTATGTAATATTGTAACTAATGGCTTCCTGTATAACAGCGCTAATATCGGAGGTAACGTAGGAGATAAACAAACTAGAGGTATTATATTCAACGACTGTGCTATCGAGGATGTCTCAAGTGAAACAGGTGCTTATACTGAATTACGCCGCGGGGCTTTAAGTTATGTTCATGTCGATCTGTCTACTTCGTCTATAACTTTAAATGGTGTAAGAGATATAGAAACATCTATCATTCCCACCCCGTCTACATATATAGCTAAATACGCTTTCCCTAGAGACGAAGCTAATATCGAAACGCTATCTAGTAATAAGACTTTAAAACCTGATTCAGAAAAGTTGCAAATTATAGATAATGCTCTCACCCAAACTGTATACATCTTTCTACCAAGACCTGATAAATACAAGTTTATGGAGTTCAAGATTGTAAATGCTAACAGTACATACAATTTAATTGTTAAGGATTACACAGGACTTAGTGGAACGACATACCTGACACTTGCTCCGGGCGACGCTTGTCTCGCTTGGAACGACGGTGCTAACGATTATGTAAGAGCTTTATAAACGATGATCGAATCTCTATCTGGTTTTCTTAACACCGCTCTAGTTGTAGCTCTTGGAGTTATCGGGTGGATTATTAAACGCATGATAGAACGACTAGACTTAGGTGAGAAACGGATGACTAAGATAGAGGTAGAGTTAGCAGCACAGAAAGAAAGAGATAGAGCTGTTGAAGCACGTATAGAAAAGGTAGAGGAAGCACTTAAAGAAGTTCACACAAAACTAGATCGTATGATGGAGGTATTAGTAAAACGATGAAAAAAGGATTATACTATAACATGAACAGACGTAAACGCTTAGGTATTAGCCGTAAGAAAAGCGAGTCTACTGTATCACCTAAAGCCTACGCTAATATGAAAGCTGGGTTTCCGAAGAAGAAGTAACGATGCCATACACACAATACAGTCCTAAACAAAAACGCCTAGCTGCTGTAGCGGGTGATAAAAAGAAGATAACACAAGCTGACATCATAACGTTAAGACGTCGTGGTGTTACTCTGAAGGGTCGTAATGGCAAAAAAGCGTAAAGGAGTATCACTGTCATTAGGCAGAGGTGAGAAGTCCCGTAAAGGTGGACTCACTGCAAAAGGTAGAGCTAAGTACAATCGTGCTACAGGGTCTAATTTGAAAGCCCCTCAACCCGGTGGTGGTCCTCGTAAGCGTTCCTTCTGTGCTCGTATGTCAGGAGTTAAAGGACCAATGAAAGACAGTAAAGGCAGACCTACCCGTAAAGCTTTGGCGTTGCGTCGTTGGAAGTGCTGAGTATGCCTCTTCGTCCAATAGCACGTCCACACCCTCTGTCTGCTCAACAACGGACGATAGCAGCTGTATCCTCTGCAAAAGTAAAAGAGAACAAAGAGAAAGCAGACGAACTACAAACAAAGGTTACCGCCCTAGAAAGCGATCCATTTTTTGTTACTATTGACGGTGGTGGTCCTGTACTAGAAGACACCGATATATTTGACGGAGGACAAGCAGATGCCTAGTTTTACTAAACGTATACAACTACGACGTGGTACTTATGCTGAATGGCAGGAAGAGAACCCAGTGCTGTTAGAAGGTGAAGTAGCAATCGAACTAGATTCATACCGTAATCGTATTAAGATAGGAGACGGTACGACTGCTTGGAACGACCTTCCGTACTTCCTAGATGCACGTGAAGAAGAAGTGGGAGA